AATTACACGCTCGTTGTACATCTTCTCCATAAGTTCAGGTAAGAACCCACGACGCTTCTTTGTATACTGTGCTCCATTAGCACAAGTAGCATAGTTACTATCTACCTCAGTTTCCTGATTTAGAATCCGTTCAACGCTCGCACTGGCACATCGAGTCTCCCTGAGTGTCTCTGGCGAGATGTTGTACTGCATAATAAGATGAGGGTACAGGCTATTAAGGTCAAAATTGACCACCCAATCATAGCGTCCCGCTTTTGGTTCCTTGACATAAGCTCCTGCGTATTTTTCATCCTTATCGGATCTTTCTTTTTGGGGAATTACTATTCCCTTTTTCTTCAGGTCATTATATATGATCGTATCCCACATACGAACCTGAAAGAAGACATCATTATAGTTCACTTTAGCATCATATGCCATAGTGAGTGCCAGTTCAATAAGTTTCATCTTGTCTTCAAGACGATCAACTAGCTCCACATCCTTAATGTTGTACTCTACAAATTTCTGCCATCCTTTTGTATAGAAATCTTTGAAGGTATCAAATTCACTATGGTCTAATTTCTGCTGACCCAATTCTACCTGTGCAATATAATCCAACCTATAAGACTCTTGTGCTTTATAAGTAAACTTCTTATAAAGATCAAGATAATCTAACTGAGTTATACCACCAATATCATAATAGACCTGTCTACGACCCTTAATGAATACTTCCTTTTGACTAACCAATCCCCAAGGAGATAACCTTCTTGCAAGTTTCTCACCTAGAAGACGCTCAATCCTCTTGGTAATATACGGCATATCGAACAGTTGAATGTTCCATCCAGTAACAACATCAGGAGTATTATCCATCCACCATTGAATGAAACTACTCAGCAAATCATGCTCATTATTAAATTGTATGTAACGAACATTCTCCTGCTTATTCTTAAATGAACCAACACCCCATGTTGTAATCTCCTTAGTATTATAGTTCTGCACAGAGATCAATAAGATCTCTTGGTCAGCAGATTCCACATCAGGAAATCCATTCTCAGAACGAGTCTCAATATCAACAGTTAATAAACGAACCTTACTAATATCAAACTTGATCTCTTCTTGAGGATACTTATCAGAAATATACTGATAGATGTATCTCTCATTACCATAAATTTTAAACCCTTCGATATCTTCATACCTACGATAAAACTCACGGCAATCTCTTACCGATCCTGGTTTAATAGGCTCAACATATTCACCTTCTAATGTCTTATAGAAGGTCTTCTTCTTTGAAGGAACAAAGAGAGTTGGATTGTATTTCTCTCTGAACTGAATGTACTCACCATTATCATAACCACGAACGAGGAAGTTATCCCCGATCATTTGTACATTAGTGTAAAACTTCATTCAATGGATAGTACTTGTTTGTATGCTTCTAAGATAAATTTTTCTGGTTCTACAAGAGTGAGGATCTTATCACTACTAATACGGCATTGATTATCTGATGACTTGTTAAGAACATCCCAAGGTTTTAAACGAGAAGTATACTCCTCTGGTTCCTCTTCATCATCAAACTCCAAAAACTCATATGGGTTAGTGAGTTGACAATCTGGTTCTCCAATGTCAGCACCATACACTTCCTCAACATCTGCGATGACACATTTATAACTGTCATCAAATACTATTATCTTAATTGCCATTTTGTAACTCCACATACATGACCCTGAGATCAGGGATAGGTTCAAACACGCATTGAACCGAACTAGGATTCACAATAAATGTAGAATCATTTGTTAACGGTTGCCAAGTGGCCAATGAAACTTGAGATGCATTGTCCTGTACTTGAGACGCATCTTCTTGTAGGGTCATCGTTGGTTGTAGAACGACCCTAAGTGGATTATTAAAAAGATATTGCCTACTATCATTCTCTGGGTCAATTACTTCCTTTATGTCAGCGATCACTTGATCGCCTCCAACAACTGCAACTTTTATGGACATGATGCCTTTTGTAACCTCCAACCATTATAACATGAAAAAAGGGGTCTTGACGACCCCTTTATATATTACCTCAATATGTCAGTACATATTCGCTTACAAGTCGGCTGATCATCTGCACACTCTATGATGCAGTCGAAATATTCCGAGATTGCGTCATCAGTATCTATATCATACTTGATGTCTATGTGATTCCATTCTGCCATCTGATTTTGTGAGATGATGTTATGCATACTTTGTTCCTCTAAAAAACTATACAATAATGAAAAGAGGGTTTCAGTGCATTTGGTTCTCCGTAATGTACCTTTCGGTGACTAATTCTATTTAGTCAGGAAACCCTCAAATAACTCAAAAGACTTAACAAAAATTTATGCCTAGTCAGATCCAGTCCTTACGCTGATGATGTTCAGGAACTACCTTAGTAAGTGTAACAGAAAGTAATCCATCTTCAAAGTTTGCTTCTTTGACAATAGTGTCATCAGCAATAGTCCACTGTCTATTAAAGGATCTCTGTGCAAGTCCTCTATGTGTATAGTTTGTATCTTTATCTTTATCTTCTTTGTTTCCCTCAACAATGAGTCTACCATATTCTGTATAGACTTTGACCTCATCCTTTTTAAATCCTGCTAGTGCTATCTCTAGTCTGGATTCAGTATTGGTTACTTGGATAAGATTGTAAGGTGGATAATTGTTTGTTGTTGTATCATCCCAAAAGCGATTGAGATAGTCATCCATTCCAATACTATTCTTTGTAATCCTATCAAATAGTTCTGGAAGATTGGCTGCGTGATACTGTGCTAGATTTGTCATCATAGTTCTCCTTTAAAAGCGAGTGTTTAGTTTGTGTCCCTTACGGCGACAACACTATTTAGTATAGATTCTGTATCTTTCCAATCCTTAACAGGGTACGCTTTACCACCCATACTCTTTACGGCTTCCCCTAAAGAATAATCATTACCACCTTCTTCCATCCTATCACCAAAGAATACTATCTCTTCACCCAACCTAAAATCTCTAAGTATCTGACTCTTATCGGATCCTTTAGGTCCAATATCAACACCAGTCTGTCCTCCTAATGCAACAGTCAACTCAGGAAAACTAGTTCTAATCCTATCTGCTATATCCTGCCTTTCCAATCTTTCTTTATCCCATCTGATATACTCATCTCTTCCTACAGATGGATCATCACCTCTACCCAAAATACTAAAATTAACATTACCAGGTCTCCTTTCAATATGTACTCCATTACGAAGAGGAAAACAACTGTAAGCTAACTCATCATTTAAAAATCTCTCCAACTTATTAGAGGGTTCCCACTCATCCCTATAAACATTATTATCACCCTCATATACATCACTACCAGAACAATTATAAACTCTCTTACAATTGTTGTAAATTCCTGGAGTGATTTGATCTAGGGTTTTCTTTCTATCACTACCTGTAACTAGATAGACTTCTTCTTTCTGAACAAAGTCAGCGAAGAAAACTAAAAACTCAAGGTTGATCATTTGTCGAGAAGGAGTTAGTGTCCCATCAACATCAAAAATAAATTTCTTCAATTAGGTAGATTCCTCTTCTGTTGTTTTTGTTTTCCTACCAATATTGTATTTGGTTTCTAGGATCCAATTGCCTTTATCTTTATAACTCAATACTTTGATTTGGTTTAAAGGAGCAATATCTGCTATTTTATCAGATTCTAAGATACGAATCAACCCCCAGTCTGCTAAGAGCTGAGATATTCTATTCCTTCGTTGTACATCATTAATGGTTAGGTTTGCTCTCTTACCATCTAAAGCAAACAGTTCCTTGAAATGAACTATGTAATATCTTCCCTGCTTATGAAGAATATGGCATGACTGATACAACTTCTTTTCCTTTCTAGAAGCTACGCCAATTCTTGTAAGAGTTTCTCTGACCTTTAAGAAATCATCTGGCTCACTTAAAGCCACTTCAATCATACTATCAGGCGACCAGTCAAAGGTCGGCTCAACAACAACACTCATTATACTAAAACAAATTTCAGTATTTCTATTTAGTTTAGACTCTTCTTAACATTCATAAGTCCCTCATGGACTATCTCATAGGTCTTTCCATAAGCCATTCTATTGATATAACGCTTATCCCACCACTCTGACATCTTACAATCCTTTCCAGTTTGCTTCTCATATATGCCAAGAAATACACTAAAGGTATCCCAAACAGGATATGGAAAATACATTGGAGATAAACAAACAAAAATATGATCATAAACATAATCCCCATGATCATATTCTGAAGCAAAACATGATCTCCATGTAGCAGGTTCACCTACATTCTCACATATGTATTGATTAATTGGAGTTCTAGTATCACTTTCATCCTTTCCTTCATTACGAATCCAAGTCATACTATTCAATCTTCCTTGGCCATGAAGATAAGCACCCCAACTTCCTTCATCAACCTTACCATAAGTATTAGCATTATGATATTCTAATAAATGAACAGCATTCCAAACTTTCTGGTGCATAGAATCTTTATGCTCACTCTCTTCAGCATCTTCAATATAACATCCTGCTAAAAAATCATCATGATGATCTATGTTTACAAGATCAATCTTTTCTCCTTCAGGAAGATCTTTAAGTATCCAATCATGATCCCAACCAAAAGAAACAGTAGCATTGGGAGATGCTGCTAATGCTTTCGTATATGTTTCCAACATATAATCCAAACAATCATCATCAATTATTTTATCTCTATCATTCAACTCAGGATATCGTTGAAAATACTCTACCCATTTTGTATAAGGATGCCATTCATCCCACAATTCATTATCATCATTAGGCCAGTCTTCTACTGCAGGAAAGCAATAATCAATATCAATACTTAAAACTTTTTTCATGATAGTTCTTTAATTTTGTCAGTCCAATACTGACGATCATCATCAGATATCCAAGGGTTATGTTTTTGTACCCAAGCATGTTGCAACCATTTCTCCTTAGTCCAATCTCTCTTTGGAGCCATATGGTCCTTTAAACTCACTTGATTCCACCAACATCCATTTTCTTTCTTATATATTTCAATTGATCAGGAGTCAAAATTCTTAATGCTTGTCTTGCTTTCTCGTTATTATATCCATAGTACTTCTTAACCAGATCCAAATCATTTATTTTATCTTGCTTCAACCAAGGAGCAAAACGCTTTCTCTTTCTAATTCCATTCAACATAAAACTATACTGCATGTCCTTGTCTAGATTTGGAAATCTATTCATCTCGTTAGCATACATGACACTATCGATAGTACCAGATAAACAACGATTGACAACATACGCTGGATACTTAGCATCAGGATCCTCCTCAAGAAGATTCTTCTTATTCAAATTAATTGAATTCAACCAGTCCTTTAATTCCATAGTATGTAATTCCCAATAACAAGATAGTCTAGATCCATATTTTTAAATCCTTTGATAGCATCTTCTGGAGTCTCTATAATGGGTTCCCCACTCTTATTGAACGATGTATTCAATAGAATAGGATCCTCAAACTTAGATAACAGATGACATATCCTAGGATTCTGTTTCTTATTAACAGTTTGAATCCTACAAGTCTTATCCTCATGGACAATAGCAGGAATCCTATCACTGATAGCATGTTGAGAGTTAAGCATATATGGAGTATGCTCTCCTTCTAAGAAATAATCATCAACCCTATCCTCTAACATTATACCAGCATACGGTCTCCAATGCTCACGATGCTTTATTCTCTTGTTTAAAATATCCTTATTCTCTGCTTGACTAGGACTCATAAGAATAGAACGATTGCCAAGAGCACGAGGACCATGTTCTGATCTTCCTTGAAACCACCCTACAATCTTATTCTTTTCAAGTTCAAAAGCAACAGTCTCACACAACAAATCAAAGTCTTCATAGTATTCCATGTTCTCTTCATCGGGAACAAAGTCATCATAGGACTTTCCAAGATATGTAATGTTATTCTTTGGCATATGAATTTGACTTCCATTCTTATACGCACCCCAAGCTGCTGCACCAAAATGTACACCAGAGTCATTGGTATATGGTGGAATATGCATGTTCCTGAATAGTGGTTTCAACAAACTATTAGCACATACATTAAGAAAAGATCCACCAGCAAAGCAATGATCTTCTTCTAGATAACCATCTTCTTGTAACGACTCAACCAATCCAACCAAAGCATCTTCAAAAGATCTCTGCAAATAATATGCCTTATCTTCTAGACTTCCTCGTATAGAATTAAAGACCATATGATAATCATAAAAGTTTGCTACATTATGTCCGAAGTCATACTTGTCAATGTCAAATAATTCTTTAGCATAATCATTAGCAAGTGTATATGGTTTGGGTGCATCTTTCTTACCCATTCTAGGCTTCTTACCATAAGAAGCAAGACCCATTATTTTGCCTTCCTTAGGAGTTTTATCATCTTCATACTCCTTACCAATTTCTTTACACTTACCCTCATATATTAACTTAGACCACTGACAATAGAATTCTCCAAAGGAATTCTCACCAACATCTCCAGGCATACGGAAGAACCTGAATATCTTTTTATGCTTATCAAAATATCCTATACTATTATTTTCTCCACCCCTAATATTACCTGTAGCAAAATCCCACATCCCACTACCCAATCCATCTAATGTTAAAAAACTTCCTCTATCAAATGGAGAAGTAAAAACAGTAGACGCAGCATGACATAGATGATGAGATAAAAACCATACATCAGCATGAGGAAATATATCTCTTATAAAATTACTTGCTTCCTTCTCCTTTCCAGGAGTCCAATTCTCACGCTTTGTAGTAGTAACTTCGTCATACAGAAAGAGATTGTTCCAAGGATAAGTTGGAACAAAACAAACAAGATCTATATCTTCTTTAGTATAATCCCCCAGAACATAATCAATAGACTTGTGAGGAAAACTACCATCTTCCTTTATCCTACTTAAACGCTCTTCATTAATACTTCTAATGTGATATCCATCCACAAATAAAGTAGCACCAGAATCATGACTGATAGCCTCATCATTTTGAATAGTACCGTAGAGTCCTATAATATTCATAGCATGTAATTGGTTAACACCAGTTCCTTACGATCCTGTTGATCTCTCATGTATTTACCAACAGATCTCATAGTGTATGTGTGATCAAATTCGGATGCATTCCAATTAACAAAACGATCACGAACTAACTGTGATGAATTATATGATATCAAATGATCAGAACAAAATTCTTCACAATCTGCAGCAAATTTATCATGGTCAAATCCTTTATGCATATTACCAGATTTGCCATATAGATTCTGTTTAATATCATAAGGTGGATCTGAATACATAAAGACTGCTGGATCATCACTCAAGAGATCTTCATACGAACCATTGGTGATTTTCCAATTCTCAATTAACTTACCATATTCTGCCAACTTCTCAATGCCACGAAAGGAGAAGTTGGATTCGCTTGCTTGTCCTGAGAAGGACGATGATTCAGTAAGACCAGAGAA